AGCAGCTAACGAAAACCCCGACAAGACTTGACCAGCAGTTTCCCCCGAAAATCCCGCTAATGCCTCGATAGTAACATCGCCCAAAACAGCGCCATAACCACCCTCACGCACTGCTTCTGAATCAGCACCAGCGAAACCGCCCATACCCCGTATAAAGAGCAGTGGAACGACATCCCCAGTCTGCCTCACCACATCCGGGTGCCGAAAAGCCATTTCAGCAGCCCCACCTCGCTTTTTATCCCTAAAATCCTCAATATCAATAGGCGAATCAATGGTCTTCAACGGAAGCATGGTTGCTCCCGTCTCCCTAACGACCCTCTCAATCCTAGAAATAAGCTGCCCCACCTCATCCCTATTTAATCTCCAATTACCCGATGCAAAATATGGGTCGCCTTGGCTTGTACTAGCCCCCAGGCGTTCCCCCTTGGGGTATATGAGATACGGCTGTATCTGATTAGAAATTTGCTGCCAGGGAGTCGCCATTACATCGCTCCTGGCTCACCCATACTTTGTTGGATCACACCAACGAACGCCTGGGCAAGCTCCTGCTGCCCCGATTCGACCAAACCTTGTACCACGGCTTCAATCAACTCTGGCGGGAGGGGTGGAGGTGAGCCCCCCTCCGCGCCAGAGGGTGGTGAGCCCCCCGCACCAGCGGGCGATGGGGCACCTAACGCCCGGACCTGTTCCGCCAGTTCCGGTTTGCCCCGGTCATCCAATGCCGCCGCTATGTTCGCTATCTGTATCGGCTCCAGCCGTTCGCCCGTCTCAACTAATATCTTATCAGCCTCCGCGTCCGGGTCTCTTAGATGCACCAGTTCCTCACGGGCCGTCGCCATCGACATTATCGGGCCACTCCCCGTGTCAGCAGTTGCGATCTGTGCCGATCTAAGCTCTTGCTCCCGGTCTCTCGGCAATCTGGGCTCTACATTCACCGCAACGAACCACCCAGCATCCACATCCCCCGGCTTAACTGTTACTTGGAAGAACTCGCCCTCCCCAGTATACCCCGACACTTTAGCGGGCTTGCGCTGCCCCTTCTTCTTGAACTGGGCGATCATCTCCTCAGATATCCAAGTATATATCCGGGCCATCGCCTCTGTCCTCGGACTGTACTGGGACCGCGTCGCTTCAGACAGGTACTCGATAGCTCTCCCCGATAGCTCTCCTTCAATGCCCCCATACGCCAACGGCGCTGGCAAAGTAGCTTGCTGCTCGTCCGAGTCAACAAGGTTGATCACCGCATTGAACTCCGCTGGCATCTTCGGCAACTCTAAAGGATAGATGCGCTCTTCCTCAGATGTCGAAAGCTGAATCTCCGTATACGTTAGATACGGGTTGTTCGCTAACTTCTTCGTCCCCGATGTCGATTCATGGATGATAGACCCCGCCACCGCGTTCTTCGCCAAGTCCATTATCCATGACGTATAACGGTTCTTATGCTCGTATATCCCACGGCTGGCACCCCACACCGACTCGCCCTGGAGGTGGGTCGTCGTCTCTACGTTGTCCCGCCGTATGATGCTCGGCATCGACCCAACCTTCCCCACCAGCACCGGGACATGCCCGATGTTATGGTCCGTAAGACCCTTCCCCCAGTGGTCCTTTATTATCACCCCGTTCTGCTCGGTGTCCCAGTAATCCGTGACCGTGACAGTCTCCCCGTTTATCTCCTCATCATAAGCATCTTTGGCCTGGGACGCCGTCATCTCATACTGGTACGCCGCCCAAATAAGACCGTTGGGGCCAACCTCCCAGGCCATGTGCATCACATCCCACGGCATGAAGTCGAATACCAACTGGTCTTTACCCTCCGGGGTGTAAACCAGCCCACGGACGGCATACCAACCCCTCGCCGCAACGTGGAAGTTCATCTGGTCCCGCAGCGGCGGCTCACCCATGTTCCCCAAGCGCCGGTCTATCGCATGTAGCCCGCCAAAGATGAATTGCTCCCCAAGCGACGCCGCCCTCCGGTCCTCTTCCGTCGCTTCCGACCCCTGCTTTATCTGTATCGTCAACTGCGCCCTGGAGAGACCGTCAACTATCTTGTTGAAGTAGTTCAGCGGCGCGGGCGATGTGTAAGCGTTCAAGTCCTGCTCTTCTGGCTCAAAAGGCGTCAACGCAAGAAGGTCAAAGTCGCTCTCCATGCGCTCAAATAGCTCATCATTACTGTTCTGATGCACCAATATCTTCGCCAATATCCCAGGTATCCGGTCTTCAGTCGTCATTCCGCTTTCTTCCCTAACCTATGCACCGGAGTCTCCCTCTGGTTACTTATCGCTAACTCCGGTGCCAAGAACGTGATTGCGTACCGCTCCGCATCCATGCAGTGGAACTTGCTTTTCTGGTCAATCTTATCAGGTATCGGATCATAGTTGTCGTCCAGGGCGTAAGAATAACTCAACTTCTCATCTATATACTCCGTGCAATCCCTGAAAACAAATAGCCGGTTCAGCTTATGCCACCCATATACCCGCTGTATACCCGCCGATACCTCATACAACCTCGGCTCCCTTATAGGCCACCCGGCCGCCGTGAACGCGTCCCGCCAACCCTGCTCATGCCGCGCCCCACCTACCCGAGAAAGGATGTTCTCACCCTCACTCAACTCCTTGAACTGCTCAGCATGTTCTATCGTTGACTTGCCCCCACTATGATATGTACGGTACACGATCAGATTGCCCGTTGACGGGTTCTGCGCGAACCATACCGCTACCGTGTTGTTCGGCCCAAAGTCATGCCCCACATAACGCGGCCACTCTGGCGGCACCTCAAACCTGTCTATCACTTGGTCCGTACTGAACGCATCATAAACTATCCCCGCTGGACGGTCATACATCCCCCGGTAGAACATATTGAACTTCCAACCGGGTAATATGCGCTTCTGCCGCTCGTACTCCGCCCTCGGAAACACAGGGTTCACCAGCGCATCAACCTCTATCCAATCGATGTCCGTGTCCCCGTTCTTCCAACGGTCATATAACTCCGTCTTCAACCACCCAAGCTCATATAAGGTAGTCGTCCCTAACACCCGCCCCTGGGCCAAGGTAAGGCGGCGCGTTATCGCCTCCCATGTCTCCCGCTTGAACTGGTGCTGCCCTAACTCATCACACCACGCCGCTTTCGCCGTCGCCGATTCCGCCCCCTCCGGGTTCGTCGCCGAGACGAATATCACCCGCCACGCCTCCGCCCCATGATAACGGTCATGCGAGGTAAATATCCTATCCGACTCATGCCACACCCCCAGGTCTAACGTCCTCTCAAATAAGTTCAAGAACTCGGGCTGCATCTTTAACTTCAGTAACTTGAACGTCGCCGTCACCGCTAGATAATCCCCCTGGCTGCCCGTGTTGTCTATCTCCCTCTCCAACCAGTGCGGCCCGAAACAAGTCTTGCCCACCTGCGTGGACCCCGACATTATCACGAACCTCTTAGTTGACTCCCACGCCCTCATCTGCCCACTATGAAAACGCCGGATCAACTCCCCATCGGCCGTGACCTCTTGAAAAGCCGCTACCACCATCACTCCCCAAATAGATGCACGAAGAGCGGTGTGCCCTCCCCCATCCACGCCCCCAGCGTATTAAAGTTGAAATACTCCTCCGCTTCTTCATCACTCATCTCAGCCCCCTTCTGTAGCGCTATCACCTTCGGGAGGGAGTAGACCAGTAGCGGCCCATCATGGAACCGATACCCTAACCCGATGACACACGGATCGTACAAGTCACTGGGCTCCAACCGCTGGGCCTCGCTACCCTCCAGTTCCTCTTCCACATCCTCCGGTAAACTCATGGATGCCTCCCCTTTGTGACATTTGCACCCGCAACCATCTAGTCCGCATACCTCATGCGCGTCAAATATACAGGCTAGTGACACCATAATACCACCCCTCGTTACTCAGGCTAGGCTCAATGAGTAACCATGAGTAACCAATGAATAATGACCCCTCCAGGCACGAAGCTAGGCACGATCACCGCCTCCGTGAGTAACTGAGTAGCCAAAAATATTTCCAGAGATATTTTTTTCTACAGAATTATTTTACGCTACTCAGTTACTCATAGGCTCAAACTGGCTACTCACGGTTACTCATTAGGCACTCTATGAATACCGGCCACCTATACGTGTAGAAAAAATCAGGCACTCTATGAGTAGCCAAAAAACTTCTACACGCGTATAAGGGATTGTGTGATAGTAAGTATACGCCTACCTTTTTGCGTAGCTGTGGAAAATATCGCGGGGGGACCCAATATGGATCATCTAACCCCGATTTCGGCCCCACCCCCCCCCCTGGTGGTCCCGAGGCCCGGAGGCCCAGGCACTCCAGG